GCTTCTGCTCCAGGTTTAAATTTACCAGTACCTACAGCAGCACGCAAAGGATTTTTTAAACCTTGATCACCTTTGGCAAAGTATTTTTCAAAGTTAATAGACTCTAAATACTGTAACACAGATATTGATATACCTTCTTCTGCAACTCTTTGATGAAACTGTGGTGTATTATAACCAACGTCAAGAGCTATATCAGCAACTAGCTTAGCTTCATCTTGGAAACCCTCTATCGTATCACCAGTTAGCATTTCAATAATACCTCCGCCAGTAGGATCCACGTCTTCAGAGTATAGGTTCAATGATCTACCATCTGCTAGATGTAGTATCTCTGAGATATGATCACCTCTATTTTCCATAGCTACTCTAGCGCCTTGGTTGGTCATAGCCATGTCAGTTAACTTAACTAACGCTTTTATTTTTTGACCAATGTTTCTGTCATCTTTAAGCTTAGTATTTGGCTCGCCTCTCTTGGTTACACCAAACATAGACAATATCTCAGCGTCTGTTAAGCCGTCATTAAAAGAGTAACCAGTGAGATTATCTTTTCTAGTATGCTTAGTAAATAGCTCTGAGTTAAGTAACACTTGAGGTATACCTATAGCTTTATCTGGTCTTGGCTCAAGCTTTCCTGTATTAGGATTCTTAACCATTTTAGTTGTAGAGTGTTGAGGTATTACAGCGCTACGTATCTCGCTAATATGCTGCTGTATCCAGCGCTGAGCATTTGATACGTCAGTCTGATCTAAGTTACCAGTCTTAGGTTTACCAGCTTTGTTTACTGGGTTTATACCCATCATGTCCATAACTTCGTAAAACCTTTTACCACCTAAAGTTTTATAGTTTTGGCCGTCAGTTTTAATAGTGCCGTTAATTACATCAGCTATTATACTGTTATGTATGCTATTACCTTTGTCACCAAACCTAGTCCAAAGCTTTACACCTTTACCTCTACGTTCCATCTCATGAGAAACGCCGTCATTGTCATCAGCTACAGCTACAACTGCTGGTGAGTCTATGTCTACAGTAAACTGACCGTCTGCGCCTATAGTTCCTACTATTTCTTTAACTCTTTCTGGTAAATACTTGTTTAACCATGCTGCAAGTGGTACACCTTTTTCTATATTGTACTCTTGCACAAGACCTAAGAAACCTCTAGGGTGCGTCATTAACGCCATCTTACCGTCTTCCATGTTAAAGCCTGCAACTCTAGAGTATGGCTTTAATATTGATTCTAGTAAAGATTTTTTTCTTTCTACGTTCTGACCTTTGCTTTTTGCTTTAGCAGCATCATCTGTATTTATACCGTCAAACTCGTCAATAACACTAGCAACATCTCCTTTTTCCCATAGCTTTTGTACTCTATCGCTAGCCTGTTGTTTATTACTAGACACGTCTTCAGAGTTCATAGCTCCACTTTCAACTTCTTCTTTAATCTGCTCGTCAGACAAAACTCTAGCAGATATTCTACGTTTAGTTTGTCTAGATATTTCGCCTCTATTAAAAGCTTCAATATGCCCTACTATGTAGTTTAAAGCAGCACCTTTAGAATCAAACGTAAAATCACCACCTACAACACCTCTCCATAAGTTACCCAAGCCCTGTCCAGATTTTTTAGCTATAGCAAAAGCTTTAGCGTTTGAAGGATCTTGAAGAAAATCTTGCACAATTTTAGTATACTCATCAGCTGCTGTAACAGTCTGCTGGCTCATAGGTAGTACAGGATTTTTTGTTCTATGGTAAGGCTGTGAGTCGTCTTTTAATCTTAGTCTTGCTTCGTCTGACTTTAAACTAGTATTGTTATGTATAGCTAAATCGTTAAGATGCCTAAGCTCTTCAGTGCTATCCATAGTATCAAACAAGTTCTGCGCAAAGTCTTTTATTTCGTTTCCTTTAAATGCAAGATCGTCAAGAGCGTGGCTAACCTCATGTGAGAACATTGTTCCTTGAAGTAGCTTACCTTCTTTTAGCTTTTGCTGAGCTTGTTCTTTGTTAAACGTAAGATATTTAGTCTTACCGTTTGGCATCGTTATTAGAGCACCAAAGTTATCTACGCTAGTTTGTTGAGCAGCAAATCGTTCTGCTGCGTCTTGAGAACTATAGCCTAATCTTTCCCAGTTTTCGACTATATGATTTCTCATGTCTTCAACATTAGCAAACTCTTCAAAGCTTACGTTAGAAATCTCTTGTGAACTTAGTATTTTTTGAGCGTTAGTATATTGACCAGTGTATGTTACAGTAGCTTCTGTTTGTCTAGCAGTAACCATAGAAGCCATTACTTCATACGCTGCGTTCTCAGCTTTTCTTTTTCTTGTTGCTCTACCAGACCCTTCAAAACCTTTTTCATTACCGTACACATGGCGCTCAACAGCTTTACGCACGTCTTCGTTCTTCTTCATGCGAGCTATCTGATCCTTCTTAACTCTTTCTCTAGACTCTTGATGTACTGCAATAAGCTTGTCTTTATTAGACATGCCGTTAAAATCCATTGTAGTTCTTCTTGACAAGTTATCAGCTATACGCTTACCTCTTTCACCAAAAAACTCATTGATAGTACCGTTTTCACCTGTAGCTTCACGCTCAAATATTCTTTCAGAGTTTGCAAGAACGCCAGCTCTAGTCTCGTTAGCTAAGCTTAGCTGTGTATCTAGATCTTTTTTACCTTTTTCATCTAATGAATTACGGTAAATTTCCATTTTATTGTTCTTAACCGTAATGCTATCAGTATGCTTTATCTTTGCTTTTCTGTATATTTCGTTTTCTATCTTACCAGCACGCATCATTTGGTCAAGACCAGCTGTACCGTTTACGATAGCGTTTATTTCCATTTCAGACGTAGCGTATGCAAACTTTGTTTGTACGATATTAGATATTTTATCTCGCACGAGTTGTTGCATAGCTGGGTCTACGCTAGATAAGCCTTCAATAGAAGCTCTTAAATCTTCTATTTGTTGTTTACCTTCGAAGTAGCTTTGCCTAGCTTCGTTTGTAACGTATAGCGAGCGCATTAAATTAACACCGTTACTTAAGCCAGTCATAGGGCCAGAAGTTATAGCAGCAGTTACAGCTATATCGTCCCATTGGCTAAAGTCAGCGTCTTTACCTAGAAACATAGATCCGGTTAACTCATTGCCAAAATATATTAATTCTTCCTCAGCTATCTCACTACCAATTTCTCTACCAACTTTACCTAAAGCATTCATAGTTTGCTTCCAGCCACTAGTAGTTATAGCAGAAACTATATCGTCACCAGCTCCAGTAACAGCTTTAATAGCAGATCTAGAGTTAGGGTTTGTACCTAGGTAATATGATACACCACCTTCTACAAGAGCAGATGATATAACCGCAGCTTCAATTTGAGCTGTGCTTAAATCACCCATAGCTATAGTTTGCTCTAAAGCTACTTTAGTTTGTCCGTATTGGTACTCACCTACTTTACCTAGCTTAAAGTCTTTTTCTAGCGCGGCTAAAGCTTTTTCAGCTTTTTCAGCAGCATCCATCGTTTGCTTTATCTGAAACCTTGTATCACCACCAGCAGATAGACCAAACATAACAGGTACTAAATACTGACCAGCACCAGGTAAAACTAAGTTTGTACCAATAGCTAGCATCACGTTAGCACCTTGTTGAGCACTAGTTCTAGCTGTAAATCTCCAGCCTAAACCTTCTGCTATAGCATCGTTATAGTCGTACATTTGCTCGTATGACTCGGCACCAGCAGCACTACTACCTTTAATTCTAAGAGCTTCGTCATTACCAAAAAATGAAGCTATACCTGTTACTATACTTTCAGCGCCTTCCTCAAAGTCGTCTAACAGTATATCTCCAAAGTCATAGTTTTTGTCACTTATGACGCCTACATTAAGAGCATCGCTTATTAGCTGGTGATGATCTTGTGTTAACGCTGTAAGCCCTTCCGCATACTTTGAGTTAAGTTCTATTTGAGCATAAAGCTCATCATTAACCATGCGCTGATAAGCATTAACCTCATCTTCATCAAGACCAAGTACTACTATACGATTTCCACCAATCACTTCATAACCTAAACCTGCAGCTTCTACTTTTTTAAGTACAGCGTTTAAATTTTTTTCGTTTTCAGATTTTATTTCTTCGCCTCTTTCTTTATACAAATCAAATAACGTATCGTAATCGTCTGTAACTTGGAGGTACTCATCTGATCTTCCAGCGCTATTGTCTAAGTAATCTGCTTGAGATCTTATCTCGTCTACAGTAGCTGATATAGCTTCAGGACGAAAGTCCATATACTTTATTACAGGCTTACCGTTGCTGTCAAGTTTTATGTTTGGATCATTTACGTCTGTAGTAAACGTACCGTCTTGAAGCTCATATTGTTTTTTACCATCTTCAGTATAATCAGGTATTTCTTTACTTAAGTCTCTATCTTGATCTTCTTTTGTAAAAAGTAAACTAAGCCACTTGTCAGTATTATCACTAGCCTGAGTAATAGCTTTTTCTTCTACAAATTGTCTATTAAATATTTCATTGTACGGGCCACCAGGACCTTTAAACATAAGCTCTAGCTTCTGCGCATCGTCAGGTGCATATCCTCTTTCTACCCAGTCAGCAGCTGAAAGGGTTGTAAATTCATTATAGTTATGGCGTAAAGACCATTCAGGAGCCGCATCTATTGTTTGAGCTGAAAAATACCCACTTTCTTTCGCCCTTTGTGCGTCACCTCTAAATTGATGGCTTGCGTTTATACCTACAGGTATTACTAAAAAGTCTGTTGCGGCTTGCTCTGCAACATTGTCAGAGTCATAATTAGCCGCGGTTTCATTTACATATCCTTTATTAGCAGAACCTAAAATCATAGACTTAGCTTCGTCAGATAAATCAGACTCGTTAACTGTAGCTGTAATTAAAGCTTTTAAATCTACAGTTTCTCCACCAATAACAGCTTGATCTTTAGTGTTTCTGTTTCTACCTCTACCCTGCATACCCGTAACGAAACCATTTCCGTCTACTTCTAGACTACCAACTAGAGTGTCAATAAAATCATCTGCTTGACCTGTATTTAAAGCATTGTCTATAGCTTCTTGTCTACCAGCTTGGTAAGCGTATACGACATCTAATGTAGCTTGAGTAGTACTTTCTCGCAGTGCTGCAATGTCATTGTCATTTAAGTTAGTGTATAACCACTTTTGCACTTGGTTAGCACTACCTGTAAAAGATCTTGTATTATCTTTACTAAACACTCGGTAGTTACTAGACGACGGGTCTTTCATTATTGTAAAACCAGCTGCATTAAGCTCTTTATTAATAGAGTCTATGTCTTCAAAGAACTTACCTTCTCTGTCACTTCTGTTACCTAGTATTCTAAATAAACCTAGATTATTGTCTAAATCTAAAGCCTCTGCTTTAACCTTGTTTGTTCTATACCACTGTCTTACTTTTTTATATTGTTCAAGGTTAATATTACTGTCACCAAACTGCGCGTTTGCTACATACACTTGCGATCCGTCTGGTAATGTGAAAAGTAAATCGCGCTCGCTTATTTTATTAATTCTTAAACCAGGGTAATCTGGGCTT